AAGATCACCTTTTCTACCTATGTGAGAATATATGTGTTTGGCCTCATGCCAAAGTGTTTCAATCTGTAATTCGTAAGATATATTTTTGTTTATCAACATTAGATATTTATCGTTACTCCCTCTATAGGTAAGACCGTAAATGGACTCAAAACCTTCAAACACAATGCTCACAGTTTTATCTTCTTCTAAACGTCGCATATATTCAGCGACTTCAACTAAATCATTGCTTGTCAAATTGCCTGCCTCCCAAACAAGAAAAATGTTTAATCTCCATTTTCTTTTTCAAATAATTCAATTATGTTTAATATTTTCTTAGCATCCTTAGGAGATAGAGATTTTATTTTTTTTAATAGCAATCTGTCATCTGCACTAAGATTATATAAAAATTCTTCATCTGTTTTGGGGGTTACAGATATTTCATCTTTAAAAAAATCTTCTACTGGAACTCCAAGCCGGTCTGCAATAGTTTTTAGTTTGTCTAAAGTAGGATTTTTAAATTTATTGTTTTCAAGATCACTCAAATATCCTAATGAAATCCCAGTATCTTTAGAAAGTTTATTTATACTTACCCCCCTGGCTTTTCTTAAATTTCTAATAGTATCACCTAACATATTTTATCCCCTTTTGTTCAATCTTATAGAACGATAATAATACTAATTTTATTCAATGTCAATGAAAAATTAAGAAATATTTAGATATTCAATGAGATTGAAATATATATTATCATAATAATTCGATAGCATTAAATACGACACTTGTTCAATAGGGATGAATGATATAAAATTCAATCATATTGAACAAGAAAAATGTGGAGGGGGAGTGAAAATGAATAATATAAAATATTTTAGACAAAGAAATGGTTTAACTGTAAGGAGGCTTTCAAAACAAGCAGATGTTGCTATTGGATATATAAGTGATTTAGAGAACGATTCTAACGACGTTAAGAATCCAACTAAGGATGTAATGGTTAAAATATCCGAAGCTCTTGGACAAACTGTTTCAGATGTATTTTTTTCAAATTATTATACAAATCTAGTGCGGGAGGTACGAGATGAAAAGTAGTATTAATATTAATGAACTTATAAATAAAGCAGCTATGGAAGCTATAAGGGAATACGATAAAGAAAAAATGCTCCAACAGAAAAAGAAGGTATTACATAATACCAAATTATTACTGCAACATTATAACGACTTAAAGAGTCATGTTGAAAATGCTATAGATGATGCAATAAATTTAGAAATGGATTTCATGGATATAGGTGAACTTGAGAAAGATGAATTATATATCTTGTCAATAAAGAAAAGCAAAACAAAGACAATGATTATGATTGCTCATATAGATGCAGCCTTAGATTCTCTTAAACATAAAGAAATTAAACTATGTGCGATAGAAAAATATGAAGCTTTAGAAATGTTTTATATAGGAGGAGTATCATATGAGGACATTGTAATGAAATTTAACTGTGGGGTAAATACACCTAGAAGATGGATGAACCAGATGTTAGATGAGCTTGGTGTATTAATCTTCGGAATTGATGGATTAAAAAATGACATGATATAAACATGGTAAAAAGTTGGAGTTATACTGGTTCCTTAAAAGTAGTAAAATGGTAATAAGTTAAATTATAAGCACAATAAATACCCTTTATTTAAGCACTTGGTGTCACTTAACCAGGTGCCTATTTTTATGTTAGTGTCCGATGTAGTGGGGGTGATTGTATGTTAGATTAAATAATGAAAAGTGCCCATATGAGTGAACCGATGTTAACTGAACTCAGTGTATTAAAAACAACATGATATAAACATGGTAAAAAGTTGGAGTTATACTGGTTCCTTAAAAGTAGTAAAATGGTAACAAGTTAAATTATAAGCATAATAAAATACCCCTTTATTTAAGCACTTGGTGTCATTTAACCAAGTGCTTATTTTTAAGTAGGTTATCCGATGAAGAGGAGGTGAATGTATGTTAGATGAAGGGCAGCTAAATATAAAACTTACAATTAGAGATTAAAAAATAAGGAGTGGAACAATTACAAGGGAATAATGATATTGGAGGTGTTTTAGTTGGCTGACGGTTTTGATGAATTCAAGAAGAGCATGAATAATATGATTAACAGCATTGATGATATTGTTGATAAAAGATTTGGTGCATTACTAGATGAAGTTGTAGCAGATACCCAATTAAATACACCAGTGGACACTGGTAATTTGAAGGCAAGCTGGGACAGAAGCGACATATATAAAGAGGGGAATGTTTATGAGGCAGAGGTTGGCACAGATTTTGATAATGCAGAATCCGTTGAGTTTGGACATTCTACTGAAAGCGGTGGCTTTGTAAAAGGACAATTAATGTTTACTAATGCGATAAAAAAAGCAGAAAATAAATTACAACAAGTAGGAGAAGAAATTTTAAATGATATTATAGAGGAATCAAAACTATGAAATATGCAGATATAAGAGATAAGATAACCCAAACTTTACATGATGCTTTTGGTTATACAGTTTATACAGAAGTAGTTGAAACTGGTTTGCAAAGACCTTGTTTTTTTGTGCAATTAATTACACTTCAAACTACAAATTTAACCTACTATAAAAACAGGTTAATAAATGTGGATATTACTTTCTTTAGTTTAAATAAAACTATAGAAGAAAATCTTGATGTACAAGATACTTTGGAAGCTTTATTTGACTTAAGTATTTGTGTTTTAGATAGAAGTTTAAAAATTACAAACTTAATCTTCAACACAGTCAGTGTAGACAACACATTGCATTGTATTTTTACTTTAGATTATTTAGAAGAAACTGAAAAGGTTGTAATGACTTTAGATGGTAAAAATACAATTGAAATAAGCAAATTGGAAGCAAACAGGCTGAAAGCATTAGGATATACAGAACTAAAAACAATGAGAGACATAAAAATTAAGGAGGTATGATTAATGGGATTACCAAGTATGAATATTTTATTCAAGACAACAGGAAGTACTATTATTTCTAGAGGAAATAGAGGAGTTGTAGCATTAATATTAAGAGATGCTACAGTGCCTGCTGATCCAGTAGCAATCATGTATAGCGTTGATGATATTCCATCAATATTAAGTTCTGATAATAAAGAACAAATAACACTTGCTTTTGAGGGGTATATAAACCCGCCTAAAAAGATTATTGCGTATGTTCAAGCAGCTACAGCAACAGACTATGTAAATGCTCAAACATATTTTGAAACTGTAGATTTTGATTATATAGCAGTTCCGGGAATAGCAGATTTAGACGTAACCGCATTTGCAGCCTGGGTAAAAGGCTTGATAGATACTAAAGATAAAAAAGTTGAAGCAGTATTGCCTAATAGTGCAAGTGATCACGAGGGCATTATAAACTTTGCAGCTACAACTATTAAGACTGCAACTAAGACTTATACTGCTAAACAGTATTGTGCGAGAATAGCAGGGTTGTTAGCTGGAACACCTTTAAGCATGAGTGCTACGTATGCACCCCTTCCAGAACTTATAGATTGTGACCATCTTACTAAGGCTAATATGGATACAGCAATAGACGCTGGGAAATTAATCTTAATGAATGATGGTAGAAAGGTTAAAGTAGCCAGGGCAGTAAATAGTTTAGTCACCACTACAGAAGGAAAAGGAGCAGCTTTTAAGAAAATAAAAATAGTGGATATAATGAATCAAATTCACAATGACATAAAATCAACTATAGAAGACAACTATATTGGTAAGATTCAAAATGACTATGACCACAAAGTATTATTAGTTTCCGCTATTAGCAACTACTTTGATGGTTTAGAGATGGAAGGACTGCTGGATAAGGGTAAAAGCAGTGTTTATATTGATATGGCAGCACAAAAATCATATTTAAGCTCTATTGGTGTTGACACTTCTACTATGAATTTGCGGGAAATCAAAGAGGCAAATACAAATGACAAGGTTTTTTTAGCTGCTGCTATTAAAATTGTGGATAGCATGGAAGACTTAACAATAAACATAACTATATAGGAGGTGTAAAATATGGCATTAACAGGAAATTACAATGAAGATAAGACATTTTATGGTAACTATGGAACAGTATTTATAGATGATTCACAGGTGGCTGAAGCTACAGCATTACAGGCCAAGGCAAAAATGAATAAGGTAGAAGTGCCAATGTGCGGTACTATGAGCAAAAAGTACAAAAATGTAGGTTATGACATAAGCGGAACACTGACACTGAATAAAGTCAGTTCAAGAATAATTCTGCTAACTGCTGACAACATGAAATCGGGAAAGGAATTTTCCTTTACTATAATCAGCAAGATGACAGACCCTGGGAATGGGGGAACTGAAAGAATTAAACTTCTAGGGGTTAAATTTGATGAGTTAACCTTAGTGGACTGGTCAAGCGGCAAATTGGGAACTGAAGCAATTCCTTTCACTGCAGAGGATTTTGAAGTACTTGATACCGTTGATCCAAGCACAATTTAAAATAAAGCACTCTTAAGAGTGCTTTCCCATTTTAGGAGGCGATATTATGAATAAAATTGATTTGTTATTAAAACTTGATAAGAAAAAATTAGTAAGACCAACCCAGGAGGTTGAAATAAAGAGACTTTCCAATATACTTGGAGAAACTTTTGTTGTTATTTGCCAAGCAATAACTGCAGACGAAATGAAAGAACTTACAAATACCAAAACCCCTAATGAGGATATGGTTATAATGGGCATAAAGGATCCAATGTTAACTAATCAAAATGTGATAGAGCATTTTGGAGCTGTTACTGCGTTGGAAGCTGTTCAAACAATTTTTTTGCCAGGAGAAATAGCTTTGTTAGCAGGAATTATAACTGATTTAAGTGGATTTGGTAAGGATGCAGTAAATGAAATAAAAAACTTATAACCTCGGATGTGTTAGTTAATCTAATGTATGAATTATGGAAAGAGAAACATATTACATTTCCTTCCGAGTTTTGGAATGCTTCCGAGGGTGACAAAATAGCATTGAAAGCTTTTCATGACTATGAAATCCAAGAAAAAAATAAAAAAATAATGCAAATGTGTGGTGACAAAATACCAATATATCCAATTATTGCAGTTTAGCTGATTAGATAGGATTCTTAGATGGATCCATATTTTTTATTCTGGAATTAGGAGGTGAAAAAATGACAGAGATTAAAGTAAGAATTGTTTTAGAAGACTATTTGTCTGATTCAATAGAAAAACCAATAGAAAAAGTAAACAAACTAAAAGAAGCACTTAATTCACTTGATAATGCTGCAGATACAATGGCAGGCAAGAAACTAGATATAAACAATAATGAA